GGCTTCGAAAATGCCTGCTAAGTCCTGGTCCCTGCAAGCGGGGTCCACGTGTCCTGGTTCTATTGATCCCATTACTAAGCAACCCCTCCCCGTTTGTGCTGGCTGCTATGCGAAAGACGGCATGTATAATATGCCCAACGTCAAATCAGTCCGTGAGTCTAATCGTGAAGATTGGAAACGTGCCGAATGGGTCGATGAAATGGTTGCTTTGCTTAAAAAGCAAAAGTTCTTTCGCTGGTTCGACTCGGGAGACGTTTATCATCCCGCTCTGGCTTTCAAGATTTATCTGGTTATGCAAAAGACTCCGCAAGTGCAGCATTGGCTGCCTACTAAGTCTTATAACATTCCCAAGATACGTGCAGTCCTTGAGCGTATGAAAATGCTTCCCAATGCTGCTGTTCGCTATTCGTCCCCGTCTATTACTGGTGAGTTTAATGTTGATCATGGCTCAACTGTAATTGCTTATGCAGACGATGAAACGACTGCAACTGTTTGTGGTGCTTATTCTCGCAATGGCAAGTGTGGTGATTGCCGTGCATGTTGGGATAAAGAGATTAAAGTAATCGCTTATCCCGCTCATGGTCGTCGCATGATGTCCAAAGTCCGTAAGATGAAACAAGGAGCCTAATATGTGGTCTGTTTATTCTGATGCCGGCTTATATCGTTCTGGCTTGCGAACCCGTGATGAAGCCTGGATAGTTGCTACCGAAGCAACCGAAACTTTCGACATTGATCATTGGGTTGAATGTGAAGGAGAATAATATGCAAAAGATTATCTCTGGTGATTTTAGTTATGTCTGCCGTGTAGCAAATAACTTTATTGCTCTCGGCTGGCATGTTGTAAAACAGAAAAAGTGGTCAGACGGTAAATATACTCTTGTCTTGGAGTTTGCTGATGTCTAAAATGTCGGAACTTTATGTCGAGGCTGAAAATCTCGTTTATGATGCCATGGGTGAGCCCGGTATTATGACTGATAATGATGTCCTCAATTATGTGAATGAACGGCTGCCTATTAAAATCGAATTGAGTTTTGTTGAGGAAGTCCTTGACAAGTTTTTCAACGATGAATGGGCAACTGATTATGAACTCTCACCCACATTACATTAATAGGAGAAATATCATGGTTAAGCATATCGGTAGACAGCATGTATTAAACGACTATCTCTATTCGCTAAATGCGTATGGTGAGCGTCAGTCAAATCGCTTCTGGCTTGTCGCTAATACTAAGTGGGGTAAAGAACTGATCGGTTCGGTCACTCCTGTGAATAACAGTAATCTGTTCACTGGGTTAGATGGTGCGATTTATCCTAGCCTAGATAAGTTGCTGGTTGCATTTGCTAACACCTACTTCCCGAATGATGTGGAAAATGCTAGTGCATCGCTGAATGGTCGTAGTTACTTTGCCCTGTTTGGTGACTTTAAGACCTACGATAAGATTGAAATTCTCGAAACGGGTACCCTGCTATGTGATATCCCTGGAATGGATCAAGAGGTCTAGAATGTCAACGAGAGAATGTCAACAGTCTACTAAGTCTATAGACTATAGGTGCGACAACATGTCGCAGTCGTTGACATACGATTTCGCTTGACTTTGGCTTCCGGGTATGTTAATATAAGACATAATGAAAACAGTGAAAGGATATAATATGACGAATGTAAACATTCCTGCTTGGGCTGGCTCTGCTGATACGATGGCTCGTCGTGTTAAGCCGATTATCCACTTGATTGCTCTGGGTAAGTCCGTTACCCCGACTGATATCAGCAATCTCGTCCGTCCTGCTGGTTCAACCAAGGACTATTCTGCAAAGTATATCACGTTCCTGCGTTTGCTCGGCTTTGACTTCTCTGTCCAGAAGTCCGGTCGTAAGATTGTTTCTTACACCTGCACCGTTGAGCCTGCTAACGCTGCTGATATTCGTGCTATCGGTCCCAAGGCTACTAAAGCAAAAGCCAAGGCTGCTGCAACCCCGAAGGTTGCTAAAGTGAAAGTGCCGAAGAAGGCTGCTGCTCCCGTTGCTCCCCGCAAGGTTGCAACTGCTAAGGCGCCTGCTAAAAAGTCCGTTGCTGATATCAAGGCAGCCAATCTTGCTAAGTTGAAGGCTGTGGCTGCCAAGATGAAGCCCAAGAATGTCCGTGAATTTGATGATGTGACCGAACAGTTTGGCACCAGTGGTGAAGTCGGTACGTCCTTCAACATTGATCGTGATTGGGATAGCATTGAGGGTCTTGACCTCAAGGCTCTTGGCATCTAATAATCGGGAGTGCTGCATGTCTCTTGTTAAACTTCTTTATAAGACTGCGTTTAATCCTAATAACTCTGGGGTTTATCCGTATCCGTCTGAGGTTGAATATATTGGGCATGTAGCACCCCGTCAATCTTGGCTATCTGAGAATGAGTTTTTTCTAACGACAGGTGATATGGATGCTCCAGTTCGCATACTCGATAAACGAAACATTATCAAAGCATGGGTCGACAGGTCAAATAACGATGATAATGTTAAAATCGCTGATAACAAGTATGTTGTAACCGCTGGTCCGTTCAAGCGTTATTCATGCACATGCACTGCCTATAAATGGCGTAATAAATGTTCTCATATCGATGGAGTTAAAAATGCGACACTTTGATTGGTTCTTCGCCTTTCTCTGCCTTCTTTTTGCAATCATGTTCGGCTGCATTATCTTCGGCGCTTGGTATGATTATCGTCTGAAACTCGACTGCGTGAATAGTGGTGATATTAAAAGTCAGGCTTGTTTCAAATACAATGTTATGAGTGATAACTTCCGCAATAACAACGTCAATCTTAATCTGAAAGGTGAGTGATGACAAGGCTTGAGTATTACACAGAGGTAATTCGTAATGCGATTTCTAGTCATCTTATGTCGCTGTCATTCTTTGTAATGCCCGAAGGTCCTGTTAAAGATGCTCTGTTAGTAGCAATAGAAAACGCACTCAATAAAGTCATCATAACTTTCGACAAAGGAGAATAATCATGGGTCTTGATATGAACCTCTGCGGTGATAAGTATTCATATGAAAAGAATGAAACTGTTGATGGCTTCCCCGTTTCGAGCACCGTGCTTGACATGGGGTATTGGCGTAAACATGCTAATCTCCATGGGTTTATTGTCGATACTTTCGCTGATGGTAAAGATGAGTGCCAGCGTATTCATCTTAGTGCTGATGATCTGCATAACCTTATCACAGCATTAGAGAATGATGCTCTTTATAATGAACCTGTAACCGGTTTCTTCTTCGGTCGTTCTTATTTCCCTGGTGAAAAAGACGAATACGGTTCTTATAAAGAACAGAAGGATCGTGATATTCATATCTTTACAAGAGCCCTTAACTGGCTCAAACACAATGACACAAAAGATGGTGAATATCGTTCTGTATATTATCAGGCATCGTGGTAAGGAGATAGATATGAAAATCCAACTAGTCAGTGACCTGCATCTGGAGTTTAATCATAACCCAGTCGTTGAAAATGCTGGTGCAGATGTTCTGGTCCTGGCCGGTGATATCTGTATGGCTGAGTTTCTTAAAACCGAAGATGAATTTATGCCGCTACCTCGTGAGGGTAAGTTTCTTCGGGAGTGTGCCCAAAAGTTTAAACACGTTGTTTATGTCATGGGCAATCATGAACATTATAAGCATCTGTTTAATGATACGGCTTCGGTTATTCGTGAGACTGTAGCAGGTCTCCCTAACTTCCACTTTCTGGATAATGAAAGTGTGATGATCGATGGTGTAAAGTTTCTGGGTACCACGTTATGGACCGATATGAACGATAATTGTCCTCTGACGATGGATCATCTGTGGCGTAGTATGAGCGATTTTCATGTCATCAAGTATCGTGATATGATAGATAGTTATTTCAAGTTTACCCCAAGGACGGCATATAGAGAACATTTGATTTCTCGTATGTTTATTGAGGGTGAACTTGATGGAGAAACTCCAACGGTAATCGTCACACACCATGCTCCGTCATATCAAAGTATTCATGAAATGTATAAGGGAGATCATTATATGAATGGCGGCTATGCATCCGACTTGGAATATATGATGGCACCTAATGTTAAACTGTGGTGTCATGGTCATATGCACAATGACTTTGACTATGAGGTATTTGGTACCCGTGTGGTCTGTAACCCGCATGGATATCCTGGTGAACGTGAGAACCCTAACACTAACTTTATCGTGGAGATTTAATGACTGATACACTAACTAAAAGCCCAGACGTTGCTCTGGTAGAGATTAAAGAAAAACTGTATAACCGACTGGCAGACCTGCGCCGTATCAAACATGACTTTGCTCAAACGGCAAAGATTGATCCAGTTTGGGAAGGTATTGTCGGCCAGTGTGGTCAAGAGGAACGTTTCCTCACCCAACTGCTTGACTTGATCGAACGGAGTTGATATAATGTCTAAACTTGTCCTAGTCGAAACTGTTTCCACATTCCGTCATGCTTATGTAGTGCGACTGCCCGACCATGAACCAAATGAATATGCGGTTGATGATGTTATTGATAGCATTACTGGTGGTCCATATCAAGGTAAAATGGAAGAACTAACACAGCACCATATCGCAGAAGATATCTATAATCACCGTGTCATTACTGAAACCGAGTATCTACAAATCTTTGACCGTGATAACAGTTATCTAAGTGACTGGGAGCCGATGGAGAAGTTTAAGTTTATCTTTGACAGTGCTAAGGCTCGTTCGGATCAAATTCATAAAGAAGTGAATTGGGGTCCTGATGTTGGTCGTGAAATCTTATCAGAGGATTGCTAATGGTTACCTTCCCGAAACTTTACAAGATTGACACCAAAGGCCAGACTCGTGTTTGGTGGATGGAACATAATGTTGGTATGGATGGATATCGCACACATTCTGGTATCGATGGTGGTAAGATTGTAATTTCGGGTTGGATATATCCCGAGGCTAAGAATGTTGGTCGTTCTAATGCTACGACGGTAGAAGAACAGGTTCTAACCGAGATTGAGTCTGAATATACAAAGAAACAGAACCAGGGTAAATATCACACCTCTGTTGGTGAGTCTATTTACTTTGGTGCTAAGTTCTTTGAGTGCATGTTGGCCGACAAGTATGATGCCAAGAAGCATAACAAGTTCCCATATTACTCACAGCCTAAACTGGATGGTGTTCGCTGCCTTATCTCTAAAGATGGTATGCAGTCACGCAACGGCAAGCCCATTGTTTCTTGTCCTCATATTCTTGAGGCGCTTGATCCGTTCTTTCAGGCATTTCCTGATGCCGTGTTAGATGGTGAACTTTATAACCATGAACTAAGAGACAACTTCGAAAAGATTATCTCGCTTGTTCGTAAGACTAAGCCTGAAACCAAAGACTATATCGAAGCCTCAAAATTGGTTCAGTATCATGTCTATGATGTGATTATGGATGGTCCGTTCATTGATCGGCTTTCCTTTATCAATCTGCATATTGGATCATACAATTCATTTGGTAATCGTTATCATCCAATCGTGCAAACTGTAAAGACTACAAACGTCAATGATGAACATGACATTGAAACAATGCTCCTTCATTATCTCGAAAGTGGATATGAAGGACAGATGCTTCGTGTTCCTAACTCACTATATGAAGGTAAGCGTTCCAAGAACCTTATCAAGCATAAGGAATTTGAGGACGATGAATTTGAAATCGTCTCTATCGAAGAAGGTAAAGGTAACTGGGCAGGTGCTGCCAAGCGTATCGAAATCCGTTTGAAAGACGGAACGACACAGTTTTCCGGAGTGCGTGGCTCATTTGACATGCTCAAGGATCTGCTGTATAATGCTGATGAATATATCGGTACGGACGTTACCGTAAGATATCAGAACAAAACCGAAGATGACAAACTTCGTTTCCCTGTTGTTGTTGCTTTCTGGAAAGGCAAGCGTGACCTATGAATATCTTTTATCTACACTCTGATCCTAAAGTGTGTGCCGAGTGGGCTGTTGACTCGCATTGTGTCAAGATGATCCTTGAGGCTGCCCAGTTGCTATCTACTGCCCATCGTGTGCTTGACGGCATCGAGTATATTGACGCTTCTTCTGGTCGCAAGATCAAGCGTTGGAGCATCGATGATGACCGTGAAAATATTCTATATTCTGCCACGCATGTCAATCACCCGTCTGCTATCTGGGCTCGTGAGTCTAATAACAACTACAACTGGCTGTGGTGCTATCTGTATGAACATTGTAAAGAATATACCCGTCGCTATGGCAAAGTCCATAAGATTGAACAGAGCGGCCTTCTAAAAGTGTTGCAGACTCCTCCGCATAACATTCCTATCAAACATTTCTTTCAGCCACCTAGTGCGATGGATGCTAAATACATCATATCAGAAAATTCGATTACAAACTATCGAAACTATTACAAGGTAGGCAAAGCACACCTTCACAAGTGGAAAGCACCTGCATTGCCACCTTCATGGATAATGGAGAACTAATGCCAACATATTCGTTTCGTGATAAACAAACAGGAGAGGTGTTCGACGTATTCATGTCCGTCTCCGAACTAGATACCTTTCTGGACAATCATCCAGAACTTGAGAAACTATTATCAGCACCAATGTTTCTCGGTACTAATATGAATGGTGGTCTAAACAATAATACATTCTATGACCCAAAAGGACGTGATTGATGCCTAATTACACATATAAAAACAAAGTGACTGGTGAAGAAGTTACTGTTACCATGACAATGGCTGAACATGATACCTACCTAGACGATAAGCCTGACTGGGAGCAGATGATCCTAGCAGCAAACTTTGTAGACCCAGTCTCAATTGGCGTCACTAAACCTCCAGCAGATTTTCAAAAGTATATTCTTGGTCGTGTTAAGTCCGCTGTACCTGGTGCAGATGCCGTGGCTAATAAGCGTTGGGATATTCCTAAGGAGATTTAATCTGACAGACCAGACACCTTCCAAAAAGTTTAGAGGTCGAGCCCGTAAGAAGGCTTCGACCTCTTTTGGTTATGATGATGTGACTAACAATAGCAATAAAGGTAAATATATGTCACGAAAGCAGAGAAGAAATAACCGTAATCAGCAACAAAATAATGAGAACATTGCAGAAAGAAACCATTTTGAACTACGTCACATTAAACCACTAACAGTAAACCAACAGAGAGTGTGGGACGCATATCAAGACGGTTCTAATCTAATGCTACACGGTTATGCCGGCACCGGTAAAACTTTTCTATCCTCATACCTAGCACTAAAGGAGGTGTTAATAGACGAGACATATAAGAGGGTCGTTATCATCCGCTCCGTTGTACCATCCAGAGATATGGGTTTTCTTCCTGGATCTGAAAAGCAAAAAGCGGAAGTATATGAACAACCTTATCAGGAAATCTGTGACGATCTTTTCGGTCGTGGTGACGGATGGAAGATTTTGAAAATGAAAAAATTAGTTGAGTTTACCACAACTTCCTTCTTGCGTGGAACGACATTTAATGATAGTATTATCATAGTGGACGAATGTAACAATATGACATTCCAGGAAATTGATACCGTTATGACACGTATCGGAAACAATTCTCGTATCATCTTCTGTGGTGATTATCGTCAGACTGATCTACATAAGCCACACGAGAAAACTGGTATTAAAGAGTTGATGAACATCACGAGACGTATGCCATCTTTTGATCACATTGAATTTGGTATTGAAGATATTGTAAGAAGTGGTGTTGTGAAAGAATATATTATTCAGAAAACGGAGATGGGACTATGACACAAATTACAAAAGATGAATATGTGAAGCGATTGAAAGAGTTTATCAATACACAGATGGCTAATGTTCAAGCCGATGGCACTAGACATGATCTTAGATTCTGGGTTAAGTTTAATCAAGACAAAGAGGTTGAGTTTAAAAACTATCTACAGACAGAAGGCATCACAGTCGTAGGACAGTGACTATATATTGGAGGGAGAGCAATTCTCCCTCCTTTATTACGGAGTTTTAAAATGGACGAAATCACTGATACCGATTTTGATGTGGGCTGTTGAAAACATTTACCCATATAAACACAACCCCTCTATGTGAACTAAAGAGAGAAGAATATAATGGCAAGCGATTTTATATCTCGCCAAAGGGTACTAAACTCCCCTCGGTTACGACTTTCCTATCTCACTTCAAAGGCGACTCTATTGCAAAGTGGCGCAAAAAAGTCGGGGAAGAAGAAGCGAACAAAATCTCGGCACGAGCAAGCCGCCGAGGTACAAAATTCCATTCTCTTATGGAATCTTATATCTCTAATCAGAAAGGATTCCTCACTGAAAAAGATGTGATGCCAGATATGCAACATGCATTTCTGGAGATTAGACCTGAGATTAATAGGATTGATAATGTTCACTATCTGGAAACTATGCTCTATTCAGAAACACTTGGTCTCGCTGGTCAAGTTGATTGTATTGCCGAGTTTGATGGCATCCCTTCTATCATTGACTTTAAAACTTCTCTAAAGCCTAAGAAGGAAGAATGGATTCTAAATTACTTTGAACAGTGTACCTGCTATTCTCTCATGTATGAGGAGATGACAGGAGTGCAATGTAAGCAAATTGTGGTGCTTATATCTGTTGACCATGAACAACCTCAGGTGTTTATTCGTAACCGCAGAGATTATATACCAGAGTTAGCACGAAAGGTGAAACAGTTTAGATCGGAGACTGACCTATGAAATCAATTGGCAATCATGCTAAAGCGGGTAATGCCAATCTTAAAGGTAAGAAGTTTAAACTTTTGTCATGTAAGTGTTGTGCTGTTAGAGACCTTCGTGGTAAAGAACAGTCCAAAGAAATGAAGAAAGAGATTAGATATGAAACAGGCTACTAAAACTTGTTATATATCGGATGACAACTATGTTGCGTGTGCTATGACCGAGGATGGTCAGTATGCTTATCTTGAGAACGATCCCTCAGGGATGAAAATAATCTCTATTGTCGATGACTTATCCAAGGCCAAGGAACTTGTCCTGGACTATGAGTTGGCAATGAAAGAATTTTGGGAGGTATTTAAATGAAGAAAATTTATCTAGCAATCGCATTGGTGTTTCTTAGTTTGGGTTTGTCTGGTTGCCTCGTGGCGACCGTCGGTGAGTGCATTATACGGGACTCAACTAGCCGTCCGTGCCAGTAACGGACCAGGAGGTGTGCAAGGAACGGAATTAGAAGATTTTGAAAATGAATTGGAGACACAATGAAAGAATTGAATGATGAAAAGGCAATCGATATTGCATCCGTGATTAAGTATGTTGTATGGAGTAAAGATAAGGTCGCTGGTGGTATCAGCCAGGAAAATGCTGTTCAGTCACTAGCAAGACTTATTGATTACCCGGTTGAGTTGATGAAAAACATAGCAGGCAAAGAATGAGAAAACTGTTCTTTTTGTTTGCCATGGTACCTTCATTCGCTTGGGCGTCAGAAGATTTTTCATGTGAGAAGAAACCTGGCGATAGCCATATTGTTCATTGTAAAGCGAAGAAGGTGACAGATGTTTCGTTGGTCAGCATTAATGGTGGTGAGTGTAATGCTCCTTCATTCCACTGGCATGGTTCAGGTGGGTTCGCTATTCCAGGAACCAAAGAGTGTGGCTATGTCAGTGCCGTTACCTTATCGTTAAACGGACATAATAAAACTTTTGCACCACTTTAGACTTGACTTTTGAAATCACCTATGCTATAAATAGTATGCTTAGATCGTTGAGAGACGCAGAATAAGCGGAAGAGACGGGGGTTCAAATCCCCCCACCTCCACCATAAGGAAACAATGAAGCATAAACACCATATCATTCCTAAACATATGGGTGGGAATGATGATCCTGAAAACTTAGTAGAACTATCTGTGGAAGAACATGCTGAGGCGCACCGTGTTTTGTATGAACAACACGGTCTATGGCAAGACTACGCTGCTTGGCAAGGCCTTCTAAAGTTGATGTCCACAGAAGAATGTAGATTGTTGGCTATTCGTGAAGGCGCCAAACAAGGCGCCAAAATAGCAAATATGAGACGTTGGGGTCCGCATATAAAGTTTAGGGATGATCCAGATTATTTGCCTTTTCATAAGAGAGAATCTGGTTATGCTAAAAATGTTGATGGTAGAAAAGTCAGAAACAAAAGATACTGGTTCAACAATGGTGATAAAGAAGGTCAGTATTCTTTAGATGATCATCCAGAAGGATGGGATCGTGGAAGACTAAAATCTGTAATGAGAAAGACCAATCCATATGTTTCTTTATGATGGGGGTGTTCCGGGAATCGATCTACGTGGTAAAGGCGTAAGGAGATCGAAAGCAAATCGTAAAGGCAAACGACAACAACGCCTATGAGGCATTTGCTCTAGCAGCATAACCTTTGGGTATGGGCTCCACCTCGAAACAGAACGGGCCCGCTTCATGAAAGGATTATATTATGAGTGAGAAAGACAAATACACTGGTATGCGTGAGTTTAACTTCGCACTAAGCGCCAACGTTTATATCTGTGCCTTTGCAGGTTTGTTTCTTGGTGCTATTCTTGGTTATTGGGCAACAGGAGTAATCGAAATCACTATTGCATCCGCTATCACAATCTGTATTCTCTCTGGCCTATTTGGTATGTTCGTATGAACGCAGAAGATATCAGCCGCTTTTCAATGGCCATCGAGGAGATGGTCTATATGAAAGACATACCATACATCGATGCAATCTGTATGTATTGCGAAGAAACTGGATTTGAGGTAGAGACAGCAGCGAAATTAGTTTCTGGTGTCCTCAAGTCAAAGATCAAACTAGAAGCCGAAGAACTACACTACCTCAAAAAGTCAAACACTTCCCAACTCCCTCTTTAATATGGTGATATGATGTTTAATGCGAATGAATCCTTATCTATTGAAAACGCCAAGGCCGAAATCCAGTCCCTAATCAAATCACGAAATCTCTTATCAGGTTTATATGGCCATAACGTCGTGATTGCTGGTGGATTCTTTACGAATGTCCTACAAAATAATAAGTTCAAGGACATTGATATCTTTGTATTGAACAATGATGTTGTTGTATATAATCACCTGACAGAAGGTTTCAAGAAGCAGAGTGAAAGACAAGAAGCGGCGAAAAAGGCAATGGCAGACGCCTACAATCCTATCACACCTATCAACACACTTATCAATTCAATCTTTGATGATGTTCCTTTTGCAGACACGGAATGGTCACGTTCCGAAATGATGGCATATATGCACAATTCAAACATTGTGGATGTCATCAATAATCATAAAACAGATGCACAGTATATTCTCACCAAGTATAAGACTCGTGAGGAACTACTAGCACACTTTGACTATAAGCATTGCAAGGTATCTTATGTTCCTCTAGAGGTAAAACTCTATATCAACCGTGAGACGTTTGATTGTATCCAGAATAAGATCCTCAAGATTAATAATGATCAGAATAGTAAGAACCATCAGTATCGTCTAAGCAACTTTCTTACCAAAGGTTGGACTCTTGATGATGGCAGTAAGAAAACTCTGTTAGATGCTCACCGTGAGGCCATTCGTGAATCATTTGAGAAGTTGAAACAGGAAGCAATCGGCAAAGTATTGATTCATGGTGCTGAATATACTATCAATAAGCAGACCTTAGATGATGCTGGTATCACAGCACAGACTATGGAAGATACCATGAAGCGTTATCGTACCGATTCATCATATATCTAACGGATAAAATGAAACACTTCTCAGGATATGGTGCATATCTGTTATTCTTAGCCTTGCGAACTCATTTCACTAGTGCTAAGTATGACTTCTTTCAGATGAACGGTAAACTCCGTGCAACTAAGGAGTCATATCTAAAGCGTAACGATAAGGCATTCTTTGAAAAGGTTGCGAAACTATATAATGCCGAGGAGTTGAAAAACTTCTACATTGCAAACTTCTTAGAAGATCGGCATTATATAACAGACATGCTTGAGGAAGATGCACATGGAGCGTTTTATGAGTTACAGAAGCGACAACAATCACTCTCATATATCTTCAAGAATGACATGGACAGAGTATTTGAACACGATTGTAAACGTGCTTTTAGTATTGTCGATGGGGAGTATCCTCATATTATCAATCTTACTCTCCGTCAATCTATTGCTTTTGAGTCTGCGGTCATTCTAAATGATTTCATACCCTATACTGATAAGTTTGATAAATACTTAGGAGATGATGATATCATTTGGTCAAGACTTGCTTTGAAAGTCCGAAAGTATAGACCCTTCCTTAAGTATGACTCGGATAGAATCAAAGCCATACTCAAGGAGAAAGTAAATGGAAACTCTACAGGGTAAAGCGTCAGATATTCTATTGCAAGTTGCAGATGGGTATTACTTTAGAACATTCAATGAAGAAGGTCGAATGGTTCTAGTATGTAAAGATACACAAACTATTTGGCTGCCATCAGATGAAGTTCTATATTATATGGAGATTATCTATGGATATGAGTTACTCCAAGACTAAACGACAAAAGAGATTTCAACAGAAAGACAGACATATCGAACGACAGTTTGATATCGCTAAGACCCACGATCATGGGTATTACAACGACAACAATAAGCACAAGTTACACAAGAAACATGCCATGAACTGTGGCAATCCTCGTTGCTATATGTGTGCTAATCCTCGTCGCACATGGGGAGAAAAGACAATACAAGAGGTCAAGTTTGAGTGTCAGGCTGTTGTCGATGAAAGAAAGGATCCCATCAGCAAATGGGAATGGGAGGATCTAAATGATCCTTCTATGCAATGGTGACTAAATATCACTTGACAGAAGGAGATTCTTCTGTTACAATACAAACATTATATTATGAATATGTGGATAATACGACTATACAACGAACATACGGAGAAAATATATGAACTTTGCAAACCTCAAGAAGCAGTCTAAGTCCTTTGATAACCTACTAAAGGAAGTGGACAAACTCAATACCCCCACATACGAAAACAAAGAAACCGATAACTATTGGAAGCCTACCCCTGATAAGTCAGGTAATGCTCTAGCAGTTATTCGCTTTCTTCCTGGCCCAGCAGTAGACGGTGAAGATGCTCTACCATGGGTACAGTATTGGGACCATGGCTTCCAGAATAAGATCACTGGTAAGTGGTATATTGAGAAGTCCCTAACGACTCTAGGTCAGAAGGATCCTGTTTCTGAGTATAACTCCACTCTGTGGAATGCTTCGGGTGATGATAACTCACCGGAGCGTAAGCAGGCTCGTGATCAGAAGCGTCGTCTGCACTATGTCTCTAATATTCAGGTTATCAACGATCCTAAGAACCCACAGAATGAGGGTAAGGTATTTCTATTCAAGTATGGTAAGAAAATCTTTGATAAGATTACAAAGATGATGAACCCAGACCTTGAGTCAGAAGCCAAGGTCAACCCATTCGATCTATGGGCTGGTGCACCATTCAAGTTGAAGATGACCCGTCAGTCTGGTTTTCCAAACTACGATGAATCAACATTCTTAACACCAGGTCCTTTGAGTGAAGATGACTCTGAGTTGGAAACAATTTGGAAGTCTGAGTATTCTCTCAAGGAGATTGTTGACTCTAAGAACTTCAAGTCTTATGATGAATTGAAGAAGCGTCTTGATGACGTTATGGGGCTATCAACCGGTACCTCAACTATGACTGTAGCAACCGCAGTTGTTAAGAAGTCACCAGTTGTTGATGACGATGATGATGTTCCATTCACCCAGTCTAAGCCAGTTGCTAAGAAGGCTCCCGTTGTCGAAGATGACGAGG